TGAATAATTGATAAAGCATGGTAAAAAGAAGATAATGGTATGTTTAAATTAACTAATTGTTTTTTTTGTTCTGGTGTAATTTTAGTAGATGATACTGTATTCAATACAATTTCATTATTATTCTGAGGGAGTGCATCATCTGTACTTGTATTGATTAATTTCGTATAATCTATTGCATCCATTTTCGTGAATTTGCTCCACAACCCAGTACGTTGTTCATCTTGTTTTAGATGGTTACGCATAGACATCGTAGTTGCTTCAAATGTATAAAGTAATGTAGCAAAAATGCTTCCTATAGCACTAATACCCTTAAATTTTTTGGTTTCTACAAATCTAATATCCATTAATAAGGTATATAATAATGATCCCATCGTATCATTTATCAAAAGTTTTCTATCATTCTCATTATTACCATTCCATTCATAAAATTTACCAGCTAATACAGCTGATAAAGATAGATATGATGCTGTTATACCAACTCCAACAAGGGCACCTGCTCCGGTAAAACTAGCAAGCAATGGCAGCATTGCCGCCCCACCTATATATTTAAATTTTGTTAGCTTAATCATGTCTATCAACATAGTTCCAATACTACTTAATTCACTATTTATTTTGTCCGTGTCTGACCACGTAATAATAATATTGTTGGACTCAGAAATTATTTGTTCGTCATCAATAATAGTTGTATTATTAGAACTACTATCCAATGATCCTACATGAGTAATCTGTTTAAATAAAATAGACATCATAATATTAGTGTCTTTAATTTTCTGTAAATGTGCATTGAATTGCTCTTTATGTTTATTTATCGTAACATCGTTAGACGTATTAGTCGGAGTATTCCACCACCCACTAAAACCAGTCATGTTTCCTATATTATACAGTCGATTTACAATATTAGGTCCATATTGTGTTCTCACTTCGGAATAATCAAACTTTGTTTTTATAAATATGCTTTTATTCGCAACACTAGCAATTTTTCCATTTGTACTTCCTGATTTTTTATTTTTATTACACCACTCAATGAACGCCTTATTATCATTATCAGTTGCACCACCTACGTAAATTCGCGAAGAAGAAGTAAATGAGTCATCCTGTTTAATAACATCATTATCAACATAATTCGTGTTTTTTATATTTTTTACTGTTTTTGCTTTTGACCTACCTTTATGTTTTCCATTCTTATGTTTTTTGTTCTTATATGTTCTTCCACTTCCACCTAGGTTTTTCTTTTCGGCGGCTTGTTTTTTCTTCTTGTCTGTAATGGTCTGTTCAATGGCCTTTGAGATACTTGTCGTATTATCATATGTCAAACAGCCTAATTCAATTTCAACATCAGGGGTAGTATTAAAGTTATCCACCTTACCAGTTATCGATAGTATATTACCACTAGTGCTTCTTATAGTAGCTGCCTTAACTTCCATCACTTTATCATTATATTTGCTATATTTATCATGACAACGACTCCCCACCTCATAAAATCTCTCTTCCTCGATTTGCAAATTAATTGTAAACGGTTCAAAACTTAATATATAAGTATCCTTTGGATTTGGATTTGGATTCGCAGTAGAAGTATAATCAGTATTAGCACCATTAGCACCAGCACCAGTATTAGCAACAGGAGCACTAGCAACATTAGTAGCACTAGTAGCACCAGTAGCAGCATCATTAGCAGGAGCCTTTCCAACATCCAAGTAATTTGTATATAAATTATTGAATAATGTAGTAACTATTTCATCTATATTATTATCTATCTTTATGTTGTTAACCATGTCTATTATGTTTTTTTCGGAAGTGGCTTTGTCTTGACTTTTGCTCATTTCTAAAGAATACTTTCTCATACAATTATTTATATACAATTGTGTTAATATGACTACTATATCGGTTTGATTATAAATAGCTTTTATTTGTTCATTTTCTAATGAATAGTTCAAATCACTGATATCATTAATGAACAATACTTCAAACAATTGCTTATTTATTTGAATATAATCAGTAGCATTTAAATCAGCATCATTATCATTATCATTATCATTATCTTTATATATAATGTAAAAGTTGATCATTTTTATGTAATCAGCTATTTTTATTGTATAAGATACTATCTCCTTATTATTATCATATTTAATACCCGCGACTATTGTCTCATTATGTTTGACTAATGTGAATTGTCTAGTATATTCAGGAGGATCTTGGTCCGTTTTATTAAATTCGGTGCTTTTTATTATGCTACATTTAAAATCGTCATTAAGAAGAATAAAGTTAATATAATTATTAGTAGTAGTAGCAGTAGTAGTAGTAGTAGTAAAACCCTCAATTAAATCAGTAACAACACCAGTATCAGAAGTTTCATCATCATTATCATCAGCAGCAAGATCAGTAGTATGTTTCAGTAATACGTATTTATAATAATCCATATTGTTTTCTTTGGCTAATTTGCCCTGAACATATTTTAACAGATTACTATTTAACCAGTTAGCTTTAAAATTATCGTGACTTAATATAGTTTTCGTTGCGTTCGATAATGTAACACTGCTCGGATCCACAGCATCCACACCATTCTTGAATATTGTAATATTCGTAAAATCGTCTTCAACCGCTGTCTCATTCTCTCCTCCTGTTCCTGGTTCGTTGGTTGCTTTTGCTTTTGCTATAAGTTTCTGATCACTTGAATATTTAGTTGGGTCAGTAGAACCGTCAATTTGAAGTTCCCTGCTATTTTCTATACCTGTTTTATGTGTCTCAAACTGTTTATATATAGGCATAAATACATCATTAATTAAATCACGATCGATCGGTAGTAAAATATCTCGATTAAACTCAATATTTGTTTCTTTAAATGTCATATCAAATTCTAGAATTAGATCAATTGAGCTAAATATATGTTGTAATTTTGGATTATCTAAATTAGCTGGTGTTGCTCCCAATATATTTGTAATGTAATTTGTAGAATTAAAAGAAGCATCCTTAATCGCATGCCCTTTAATATATATATTTTTGACATTTGGTATTGCGCTAAGAATATCTGTATTTGTCCATAATAAACATTTATCATTGTAATAATAATCGTTCTTAAACGGTATTCTTACAACCTTAGCAGGATCCAGTTGAATATAATTCGGATCAGATTTAGCATCATCATTTTGACTATTACTATACTTGTTAATCTTTAACGCGTTAATACATATTTCTGCTTTGTTTTTGCTAATACTATTTTTATCATCATTTGTAGTAGTGGGATCCTTCAATATTTTAAAAGGAGTTAATGCAGAAACAAATTTATTACTACCCAATGTATCATCATAATTACCTAATATTTTAGGAGAATAAAATAAATTTCTTTTAACTGCTAACTCACCTGAATTTACTGCTGCGGCTTTATACAGTCTGTCTAAATCTGAGTTGGAAAAATTATTCATATGTAATTTAGTTACTATACTATCAATTAGTCCATTCTGTTCTATATTGTCAAAATAGTCAATTGTAAAACGATTGTATGGAGTTTCCAAATATTTAGTAGTAGATTTCAAAGTATCTTCACATACTAAATTACATCCAGACAATTCATCACCATCATCTTTATCATTGCGTTTGTCTTCATCGTCGCATACTTTACTAGATGCTTTATCTGAAGAAAGAACATTGATATGTTTATTCATATACATATTTAACAACTCTTTCAAATCATATTGACTGGGGATATTAATCAAAAGTTGCGAATCAAATCTTCTTAAAAGAGCGCCATCTAAATTCCAAGGATAATTGGTAGCAGCAACTACACATACATTCGATTTTGACTTAATACCATCCATCATTTGTAATAGTGTATTTACAGAATTAACGGCTAGTCCAGTTGTATCAGTATCTCTATCTGGAGCAATAGCATCCATTTCATCCATAAAAATAATTGAAATATATTTTTTGTTATCTGGACAACCTTTTTCATGCTTACAAGCAGCTTTACTAGCACATACAAATATTTCTTCTATGCGTTTTTCAGTTTCACCTACATATTTTCCCTTTAAATCTCCAGGTGAAGGAGCAAAAAATAATACACCTACTTTGGGGTCTTTTTTCTGTAATTCATTAACAGCGGCTTTTACTAAATAGGTTTTACCAGTTCCAGGAGGTCCATATATTAATATACCTTTTGCTGATTTTGGATATAGATTAGGATATATAAGAGGATATATAAGGGAGGAATCTATAGTTTTTTTTTCACTTTTCAAACCAATAACGTCACTGTAAAATAAGCAATCACTACCCCCTTTTTTAAATACAAGTGGTTTAATTCTGGTACATATTTCGTCCCAGTCTTTTTCATCGTCATCATCATCGCCTTTTCCTTTCTTACTATTGGTTTGTTGCTGTAATTTACTTATTACTTGTAGCAACGATTGTAGGAAGAGTGATGTTTTTTTAATTAAATCATTATTATCTGATGATTCATTGCTGTTATCTCCTGTTTGACTATCAGTATCACTCTCATTATCAATTACATTAAGGGTAGAGTTGGTAGGTGTCGCAGGGGGGGTAGGTGTCGCAGGGGAGCCATTCAAACCATTCAAAACACTATTTAATAATACAGCACAACACGAATAGCTAACTAATGCGCCAATAGATTCACCACTTGTATAATAAAATTTACCATTATTATATAAAGTTTCAGATTCCTCAATAGTCTTCAATAAATTAGTGTCTGTATTAAGTGTTTTATCTTTTAAAAGTTTATAAAATTCATTTTCACTACATATTTTTTGTTCGTCAGTCATAATAATATATTATATATTTAGAAAATTAAATCTAAATCTAAATCAAAATATATGTATCTAAATCAAAATATATGTATCTAAATCAAAATATATGTATCTAAATCAAAATATATGTATCTAAATCAAAATATATGTATCTAAATCAAAACATAAATGTAATTATTTAAATATAATATAAATATAATTATATTCAATGGCTGCGATTTTAAGCAATATAAATACATCAGATCAGAATTATGCAGAAAATTACAATTCTTCAAGTAATAATATAACTAGATTTGATTTTTCGGATGACGAATCGTTTTATAAAAGAGAAATGGATATGTATTCTGAAATTAACAAAATGATGGAAACAAATTACACTATTAGAGAGAAGGAATTAATAGAGCAATATGAATATGTAGATGATATCACTATAGAAAATGTAGTAAAGAGTAATGACATAGCAACTATTATGATGAATAAACCAAACAATCAAGGTAATGACGCCGCATCAGATGATTCTAATGATCCTCGTAAAAAAGAGTTATCCTTAACTCAGAGAGATGTACTAAAAAACATGAAATCATTTGCATATCAATATAATAATCCATCAACAGCGAAAAGGAACATGGAATCCTATTATAAAATGATCTTTTATAGAGTTACTAGGTATAAACAAGCATATGAAGACAAGTTAAAAAATCAACCTACTACAATACAGACTGTTAAAAACATGTTATATAGTGTAACAAATGTAATTTTTTTTTCTCATTTGACACCACTCGTTGTAGGTATTGGATTTAATTTACTCGTATTGTCTCCTATAACTGCTCCTGTTACATGGATACATATTTTACCAACACTAGCAAATTCAAATAAAATATTTTTTGAAGGATTTTTGGAATTATTTCACATGACTGGTTTATTAAGCAATAGTGATATTACAAATTTGAGACAATTATATTTAAAAATGAATAATGTAATAAAGCAAAAGAAAGAGAATGATGTAAATGATAATACTATAGATGATGGTATATTAAATATTGTAAGAAACTTAAGTATGTTAAAGAAAGGTAATAATAATGATACTGAAAATGTTGAAAATGTTGAAAATGCTGAAAATGCTGATATTGGTAATTTTTATGAATATATAAATAATATATTGAAGAAACAAGATATATTTAATGACCAGACAAATATTAAATTTAACAATGGATGGATCGCAGCAGTTTCTAATTTATATGGTTCGCCGTATATAGGTTTTTTAATGTCGTCATATACGATGAGTAAAAATATATTTACATATGTAACTACTACACAAGATATATTATCAAAATACGATGGTATAAATCCAACTTTAATCACTGAATCTATTATAAAACCTGGATTAAATTCTAGAACATTTGGAGAATTTACGAAAACATTATCTAAAGGTACTATGAAACAAACAGCTTCGTTATTTGAATATATTACAAAAGACGGACGGAATGGTGGAATAATTGGATACGCTGGACCGATTATGAATGCATTTTCAGATGAAAATAATCCATTGAATGGATTTATAAGTATGTCATTTCAATCAGCATATAGTGTTAGTATTTCTAGTATTTCTACTACATATTTTGAAACAATAAAGCAAAATGCGAAAAAGAAAGAAGAGAAGAAAAAGAAAACCAACGATGAAATTGTTCGCACAATAGAAAAAGAGATTAATGATATACGTGATTACAAAATAAAGAATTTTTCAAATGAAGAAATAGCAGAAATTATTATTAACGGATCAGATGAGTTAGACAATAGTAGATATAAAAGTGATCCAATAAACTTTATAATCGCGTTCAGAAAAAAATTCAAACAAAATCTAAGAAATCCTCAAATGGGGATAAGCAATATGAAAGCATATTGCGCATCATTCATAGGATTTAAAGCATTAATGTTTGATTTTAAGAAAACTGTTATGGGTGCTGGAATTATTTCTATTTATGGTCTTACATTATTCGGTAAAGATACAGTTCCACTCAATGAAATGCCTATATTAAATTTTCCATATATAAATACTTTTATTCCGACGATTTCCCTTCCTTCTCTAGTAGATAAATATTTCGCAGTATTTTATGGTACTCATGCAGATATTACACAACGGATAGAAATGTATAAAAGAAAATTAGTAAGTGACCTCACTCATGATGTTGAAATATTTTATAATGATATAAAAGAAAGATTTTCAAAGAGTAAAATAGGTATGTCTTTAAAATCCTTTTTATCTAAGATTGAATTTTTATGGAATAATTTTGCTACAAATATTGTTTTAAAAATTTCATATTATTTTATTACACGTCCGTTATTAGAATATAGTATAAATTCTTCTATAACTACTGTAATAGATAGCTTAAATATAGACGTGAATGAGATATTAAATAACACAAATAAAACTCATAGACTCACTATGGCGTTTTCTAATGGTATAGCGAACATGTTTTCTACAAATAACAAAAAATCTATAACAAATAAAGCATATGAAATAATTAATATGTTTAATGTATCAGATTTAATAACTAATACGGTTATTCCTTTTGCTAGCGTAGAAAACAAATATTATAGTCATTCAATTAATAAATCGGTAGATGATTTTTCGTATCTGGAAGGAAATATGATAACAGATGGATCAGATAATTTAATTATATTAGATACAATTAATAATGGGATTTTAAATAACGATAATCGAGATAAAAGTATAGAATTAAAAGTATTTAATTTAAAAGATCTACTTGGAATAGTAGATATAAATGAAGATGGAATTAATGAAGATGATAAAAATGAACATATTTTTGTATTAATGATGCAATATTGGAAACGCAAACACAAAGAAAGTAATTCTAATACAACATTTGAATCATATTTACAGGATCAATACAATAGTTTATATAGAAACATAAAAATAGAACCATCGGATGGAGCGATTCCAAAAATAACTACTGAACGTTTCAACGTTGATTTAATAGAAATGGGTATATTGTCTAAAGTAATATCTAATAATAATGAGCATAACATTAAATTATTTAAAGAACCAATTTTTGCAAAAGCATACAATTATTTTTTTCCTAGATCAAATAATTATACTGGTCAAATTACCAACACGTTTAAAAAATGGACAGGTATTGACAAAATGACAGATGATACACTTGGTCTAGATATTATAGGAGATGAGGATTATAATAAATTAGAAAAATTTTTACGTAAGTATCAGAGTGAAGATGATAAAAAAAGTAAGGAAACTATAATATCAAATAAAGCAAAAGATATATTTTTACAAGAAATAAATACGAATGCCGAACTAACTATGCCTTTACCTATTTCTGATGGAACTATATTGGTAAATGATATGTCAATACTTAGTTTCATGGACATAATTACAAAAATAGAATATATATCGGTATTTGATGACTCTATTGAAAAAGATACTTTTCATAGTAAATATAATTTTGTTAGAGAAAAAAGTAATGCTAATGATAAATCTAATTTGGAAACATTAAATAATGAATTTAATACAGCTGTAAAAAATTACATTATACATAGTAACGACTTATCTAAAAGAGTGGTTAATTTATTTCAACCAATCCTAGAGACCAGCAATAAAAAAGACGTGATTGATATACAAAAAAAAATTCCACCATTGCGCGATATTGGCTTTAATTATAAAATATTTAAAAGTAACTGTGAAACTTTTTTAACAGAGGCAGGTCTTTCCTTATTAACTGAAAGTCGTAGAGACGACCAATCAAAACCTTTAATATTAGAGGATACGAGGAATAAAATAAAAACAGATCTTTCATATGACGATTCTATTTCGGATGAAGATATTTTATTGAGACCTGAAACAATCGTATATTTAGATAAAAAATGTAAGACTGACGACAATAACTCTTTTCGCGATATAAACTGTCGCAGTATTAAAGAATTACATGATAACCTAATAGATTTTGTAATAAATACTTTAAAGAATGAAGAGGATAGCGTGATAGACCAGTCAGAAGAGGATAACGTAAAGAACCAGCCAGAGGATAGTACCCTTACAAAAGCTATAAATAGAGAACGATATAATTTGCAAAACGAAGTAGCCAAATTACTGGAAGGAGCTAAAAAAAGTGTCTCGAAGATTGATCCAAATGTAAATAACGCAATATATAACTATATATATAATGAAAATACTTTCGAATCATATAAAGATATAGGTGACAAAGAAAGAAAGGCAATATTTGACAAAATAACAAGTATTTGTAACACGAATGATGTTATTCAAATAAATAAGTTGTATGCAGGCGAAACTCGTTTAGAGCTAAAAGATAATAATGGACAAGATATTATGATAAAATTATTGCAGTTAGAAAATGATGTTTCTATAGGAAAATCAATGATACAAGATATCGATAATGAATTAAACAAAATATCAACAAACCGAAATGATACTATAGACGAAATAAAAACGGACTATAGGAAGGTAAAACAAACGTTATCGGCCTCACTTCTTTCAAGAAATAAAGAAACCGAATATAATAATAATAATAAGTGTGATGATAATATAACAAAACTATATGAAAAATATATTACTATCAAGCACGAATTACACGAATATGTATATTTGAATACAATTTCAAAGACAATTAAGAATAATATTAGAAATATTGATAATGCTAAAAATAACATAACTAATGAATTTCAAAGATATATGAATCAATTCAATGATATACACAGAATAATAGAAGCTCGTCAATCTGATAATAGTAATGGGAATAATGGTTCCTCGTCATCAGAACGATCAACTCAAGTGAAAACGACAGGACAATCATCAAAAAACCAACCAAAAGGCCAACAACAAAGCCAACAAAGCCAACAAAGCAAACAAAGCCAACAAAGCAAACAAAGCCAACAACAAAGCCAACAACAAAGCCAACAACAAACTACTGATATTAAACAAAAAACTGACGAAGCTATAAAGCAAGCTGAAGATTCAGCATTGAGTGAAGAAACATCAACCGAGACTTCTGAAAGTAGTAGTGAAAAAAATATGCTTGAAAATATGATGGGTTATTTATTTGGCGATGATGGTATAGTATCTAACTTAATGGGTTTATTGCGCAATGTAACAGGAAATAAACTAGAGAGAAAAAAACTTGGCGAAACACCTTATAGACTAGAAACCGAATCTAACGATTCATCCCCATTTACCGATGCAAATGTATGGTGTTCTGAACATCAGAATGAATGGTGGATGGAAGGTGACAATATAAACTATGTAAATAGCGTGACTCCTAACGAAAAACAAACTATACAAACCCATTGTAAAAAAGAAAATGCGATATATAAAATAATATATTCCACTTTCGCATTTGCTTTGAATAATACAGAATGGGTTCAGAAATATATACATACTCTTACTACGTCGAGTGTATGGATTGCTGTTCTTAATCTGTGTTCAACCTCTGCGAGTGGTTTTGGTTTATCGAAATTTTTCAACCTTAAAACTGCTGGTCCTGCTGTCGTGGCGGTTTGCGGAATATTTAATGTGCTTGATATGTTTTTAAAAGCAGGACCGAGAGGTATTATTTTAGCTACAGTAAATGCTTTAGCACGTGTAGTAGATACAATAAATAATAAACCTAAAGATCAACTAACTATAAGTGATCGTTTAGTTCAATATATTTTTATAATGACCGCACAAATAGTGACAAAAATAATAAGCGAATCTTCGTCCCCTAGTATAGATTCTGGTACAATTAAAATTACGTGGCCACCTTCAGGATTTGCTAATGAAGATGATATAATAACGTATAATATTGGCCTAAGTAATACGACATTCGAAGCGTATATAAAGCAAATAAATACCAGGACAATACAAGTCGTTAAAGATATAATGATGGAAAATGATGACAATTCAAACCTGAGCGATACTAATAAAACTAATCTGTATGGTTTTGTAAATTCCGGAAAGTTATCACATTTAGAAGGGGGTATGGCGACTATGTCTTTAGCATGGAATCTTACATCTAATAACGAATCACAAAATAAGGTGAATGATATATTCAATGAGGATATGTACAAAGGTAGTAACTGTGAAATATTTAAAGATGATAAATACAAGAATGTATCTCTATTTGATATAATAACCCAAATGATAATAACATCTACAGATGATTCACCAAGAATATATGAGTATTTATTATTATTATCAAATAAAATATATTGTGAAATATTTGGTCTATTTATAACTGACAGATTATCTAGGTGGTGGTCTTCGATTCCTATGATAGGTATGGATATGCTATCTCTAATATTTGGTACATACGGTGATAAACTTATAAATATAATAGTTGATGATTTAATTGCTCCTATACTTAAAAATACATTATTATCTACAGATTCTGTATCAAATAGAACCATTCGTACATTTATATTAGGGGATGAAACTAACGGACTCTCAATTAATATGTTTCGCACCTATATTACAAATTTAATAGATGAAACTAACGAAGTCTCAACGACAACATCAACAACTGAAACTATAGATACTAAAATTAAAAAACAAATTAATGAACCACTTAAAAATATACTTACGAGTTACACTAGGTTTTTTGCATTGTCAATCGCGACTCCACTATCTACATATTTTTACGATTTTCCAGAAGTAGTTAATGGTAGTAATAATATAAATAATATAATAAATGCTCTATGTACGATTGCAAATAAAGTAGCAATTGATCAACTTGATACACAGGATGATACATATGACGATAAAGATACAATTTACACACTATTAAAATTAAATTCACCTACACAATCTAGCGTAGATGATAATAATACACATTGTAGTAAAGTAATAAATAATAAAATTACTGATGCTAATAATAAAGAAGACACAATAACATATTTGAAAACATTAGACGATCAATTGGATGTAATGATAGAAAAATATTCATCTAAACTTTATTTGAAATTACTCGATCATGATACACTAAAAGGGAACAAATCGTCCAGGGCGAGAAAAATAGCAATAAGATATATAAGAGAATTAAAGGGTTTAATAAGTAAATATACCGATAGAATCAGTGACACAGATTATACAAACAAACAATCTCATAAGCAAATATGGGTTGAATTTTTGAATGAAAGAAAAATTACTCCATATAATTTAGTTAATAATAGAATAGATAATTTAACAATAGATGAAGGAGCAAACATTGTCATTCCAAATACTATTACATTGGATAACGAGACTGACACTGATACTTTTTTGTGCGATAAAGGGTTCCATTTAATTTATAAATATAACAAAGAAGTTAATGAACCAAATCCACCTATACCTATATGTGTTAAAAAAGATGAGGAGATATCCAAGAGTAGGGAATTAATAGACAGTGAATTAAATGAATCTTATGACTATAAGAAGGTCTTAGAAACATATAAAACAGATGATACTGGTCAAATATTGATATATTTAAAATGGTTATCTCAACATAATGACTCGGATAAATTTCAAGAAAAAATAAAAAATATATTACGTAACCTGGATAAAAATGACCTTACTATTGCCCAAATTAAACATACTATGGACGATAACGACGGTCAGACAATTTTTTCAGACAACAATATAGAAAAAATGATTAGTAGTGCTAATCACAACATATTACGTAATTCAATTTATACGTATATCGCTCCAATAAATATAAACCAATTTAAAATATCAATATCAGATAATATATACGACAATTCTGGTAACATATTAAATCCAATTGATTTACTAAATACAAATGATGATTTTAACAAATTATCTAATGACGATAAATATACTTTATTTTATGAGTTAAACCAAAATGGATATGATGTAGTTAAACAATCTAATTTTAACGACAATCTGTATAATAACCTATTTGACGTTAAACGTTCAGATTATGGAAGTCAATCAAGATTAGGTGATGAAGCAGAGAGAGGAACCTGGTATGATTGGGCTAACAGGTGGTTTGATAGTACAATAGGTTATTATTTATCATACGGATATAATGAACAATATATAAACTATGGACCGCCTACTATTTTGAAAAATTACGATAATAATGCAAAAGATATAATATCCAATATAAAAAAGGATTTTGTATCAGCTAATTACGAAAAAATAGACATATCTGCTAATGGTGTGCCTGAATCTATATGGTTATTAAAAAAAAATATAGACCTTTTGAATGATACGTTTAATAATTTTAATAAAGAAGCATATGCGGAAGCTATAAATAATGATATAACTAATACAGAAATAAATAGAACTCATGTTTCAGAATATATTACCGCATTAATATTAAAAAACAATGGGTGTACATTAGTTAAAGTATTAGATAACATAATACGCAAAAAACAAAGAGACGAATCCCTAAATCCTGATATTGCAAAAAGTATAGCTAGTATTATTAGGTTGTCGGTGTTTGATAGATTACATGGTAATTATGATGGTATAGGTAAAGACAAAGGGATACCATTTACAATAGATGATAATAAAAATATAACCATGATTGTAGACCTTAATAGCCAAATTGTTGAAGATCTATTAAATTTGACTAAATAACATATCGATATATTATTTTATAAATATAATTTATTTGAATTATATTTATATGACTGACATTCAAGTAGATATTTATTTCCGTTTATAATATTCAATCTTCATCGCTATAAACATAATCTTCAAATTCAAGCTCCAATTCTGAACTTTCATCGTCTTCCCATTCGTCGTGATCTTCGCAACTATCTTTATTGCTAGTATTACCGCTAGTGCTAATTGTACCATCACTCGTGTTATCTTCTACTATAAAACCATCCTTTAAATAACCAGACTTTGTCTTCATTTCGGCAGGAACATTTGCTAATTCATCTTCCTCTTCTTCGTCTTCTTTTGCAGTATCCGCCAGATTTTCAAATCCACCAAACAGGTCTTCATAAAAGGTAGTCCATTCTTCTACAGACAAATCAACATATTCTCCCTCTTCGTTCTTCGCAACAAGTGCAATACATCCAAAATACAAAATATTATCTATAGGTGGTGGTAAATCATATTTATTTTCCGTAGTTGCCTTTCCTGTATCACGCGCATAAAGAGAAACGGACGTAAATGAATACTTACTTTTCTTTGTTTGCCAAGAGTGTCTCAGTTCGAAACCATCACTCTTCTTGAATTTACACTTTTTATACAATTCATCCTTTTCTACATTAAACTGGCATTCTTTCAAGTCGCCTGTCTTTTCAACCAATACGATATTTACCATAACTACTAATCATTTACGATTTAGGTTTAAATGGTTTCTGCTAATTATATAAAATAATGATTATCTATCCTAATAACATTACCAATATAAATAAAACACCTCTTACTACTAACAATGCTAACATTTTAGAAGAGTATTTTCAATCAAAACACGACATTTTACATTTTGATACAGAAGAAGGTATCTTTGAAATTGTCAGCAATAAAATATACAAGATAACTGAAAATTCTGATTTAGAACATTATCCATTTAGTAATGAAATTTCATTTATAATTCAAAATCAAGACAATATTAGAAAGGAACTGTATTATATTCCACTACATTATACCTATGTTAAAAAGGAACTAAAAAAATATAAACTACATCCTACTAGTTTATTGACGATTGTATTAGTAAATAACCGTGAAATTTATTTTGAAACAACCGAAGGTGAAATCACGGAATCGATAAAGGAAGATATGATTACGTTTTTATCATTGTTAAAACTTTATAAATAATATATAACATGCTTCCGTGGATTATTCAAATGAGTATTATATCATTGGTTTTAATAATATTAGTTCATTATTTATTCACATTTTTTAAGACAAATTTGACAATTCCCAAAGTAAAAGATTTAGTAAATAAACCTCAAAAACAGTATGATGCATTATTTGATACTATGAAGGAACCAGTCATTCAACCTGTAAAATCAGAACCTGTAGATAATTCTAATATGAAGGACGAATTGAAAAATTATCTGAAAGAACTTAGTGAGAGTAAAAAATCGACGAATTCTATGTCAAATATGCAAGAACAAGGACATGGACAAGGACAAGGACAATCAACACCAAATGTAAATCAGATGGGAGGTCTATTAACCAATGAGAATTTAATGGGAGGTTCATTATCATCTAGCAGCTATTCGTCATTTTAATATCATAATGGGTTTAAAGGCATATGACCTATATATCTTATATGAGACTCGGACATAATGACAAGAATAATTTATTACGACGATTGCCTAATTTGAAACTTTCTTATGAAAATATACATAAGAAAGTTTTTAGCGAGATGTATTTTTTAATTCCAAAAGGAAAGAAACATTTGGTTTGGTTCTCTTATTTTCAAGATAAGAAAGTCTGTATTTTTGTAGAGATTAATCCAGGAGCGCAAAAATCAATCGCAAATATGTTCATTGTTCCTCAAATATTCGAGAAAAAATTAGTATTGGGAACCATTTTGTTCGGAACCTTGTTTTCAATGAATGGTAAATCTTTCTTTTCTACCGAAAATGTTCATTATTATCGTGGGAAAAGTGTCGAGTCATATACAGAATTATCCAAATTAAATTTATTAAAGCATATATTTGATAATGAATTGAAGCAGTCTATTCTTACAAACGGCGGCATATGTATAGGTCTTCCAATCATTGAAAGTAGTTTTGAAAATGCTATTGCTAGCGTAAAGCAATTACCCTATGAAATATATTCTATCCAACAAAGAAATTTTCAAGAGAATAAACATTTATACACTTCCACACTGTATAGATCAACACAAACAGATGAACAAGAAAATAGAATTTTCGTAATCAAAGCAGATGTACAAAACGACGTATATCATTTACATGTTAAAAATAGACATGGGAGTTTAGAAAAATATGACGTTGCTGCTATACCTGATTATAAAACAAGCGTAATGATGAATAAAATATTTAGAAAAATTAAGGAGAATGCCAATTTAGATGCGTTGGAAGAGAGTGACGACGATGAAGAATTTGAAAATATTAGTGAAGACAAGTTTGTATTTTTAGACAAGAGTGTCACTATGGAATGCTCTTTTCAAAAAAGGACAAATACATATGTTCCGATTCAGGCATCTTCCAATGGAACCATTGCAACAATATCTGAATTGAATGAATCGAAGCAATCTTTAGAACAAACCAATATGCGTAAAAATAACAATCATCCAAGATATAGTAACAATAATCAAAATCAAAGACATAACAATAATAGTCAAGGACATAACAATTCCCAACAGTATAAAAGACAATATCAGTCATATTCTCCAAACAATAATACAAATAATCAACCGAATCATAATCATAGAGGTCAGCGTCAAACATATAATTCTCATAGTCAAATAAATCATTACAGACAATCATTTAATCAATAATTTCATGGATCATTCGCTCAATAAAATTCTTTTTATCACTATTATATATATATGTCACTCGTTCTATCACCAGGATTAGTTAATTCACAAAATGCGCATTTCCCAAACCCTGGTTTTTCCAGTAAAGTTGGAGCAGTTACTGGATGTGGTGGGTCTGGAAGTGAATTGGCATTACAACAAAAAGGGCTTTATCAAGTCGTAAAAACCGGTGGAAAGCGCATGCGTCGTACAAGAAAAGGTCGTAGAGGCAAAGGCAAAGGAAGCAAGAGAAGAAGTCATAAGATGAAGGGTGGAGTTGGTCATGAATTTTCACAACAACAAACTCTAGCTGAGCGTTCAGGAGTTGGTGCCGGACATTCAGTTCATAGAGGAGAACACTCTACTTATGAGCATAATGGTATTAATTCAGATACTAATATGAATGCATCTATGCAAGCTGGTCAAGCTGGTGGAAGCTCGTTCGGAACAGGTGGATATCCCTATTACTCTTATAAACCTTCTGACGGTGAAAACTTGTCACTATTCGCAGGTTCAGGTTATCCCCCCATCTCTCGTGGTCTAAATAGCCAGTGCGGTGGAAAAAGAAGAGGTAGAAAAGGAAAGAGTAGAAAAGGAAAGAGTAGAAAAGGAAAGAGTAGAAAAGGAAAGAGTAAAAAAGGAGGTAGAAAAAGAACCAAGAGAAGATCATCGTCAAAAAGACAAAGAGGTGGATATAGCCAATATATGTCCAATGTAGCAAACGCGCATAATTATTCCACTGGCGCTCCACCAGTATTGACCGCCGGAAGTTCAGCATTAGCTAATCCTTCCCCCTATACACCCAGCAATGATTGTTTAAATACCTGGAAACATTTAGGTGACTCTGCTCCTTATAATCAGGTTTATAATTAAATAAAAATATTCTGATGTGATTAGTTGAAATATATTACACCGCGTAGTCTTTTTTCTTATAGTTTTATCAAGCATACACCTTTTAAAGGTTCATCCTTTTTCTTAATTCGTTTCATACTTTCTACACTTTTACTAGGATCATAAACTGTTTGCCAATTACCAGTCATGTAAGAATGATTGTCTATTGAAATAATATTGTATTTCTGTTTCATATAATATTGTCTTCGTTTTTGCCACTGTTTTTCAAATATAATATGACTATCTACGATATCTATTACCAAAGGAGATGTATGCTTTGTTCGCAAAATTCTACCTACAGATTGACAAACGTCTGTTTTAGGTGACGCCATGATAAGAGTCGTCAATGTTTTAATATCAAGACCTTCTGACGCCATGGCATAAGTAGCAATAATGACTTTTTTCCCTTCGCTTATCTTTAAATCAGCCTCTTTCATCCCACCAATATAATATCCAACCGTAGCTATATTACGATGCTCGATTGATTTGTATAAATAGGTAATCAATGACTTATTATGCGCTAGAATCATGATTTGTTGTTCAGGATTTTCTTCTAATTCGTGCTGTAATACCTGTATGATGAATTCGGAACGATGATTATAATTACATAATTTGGAAATCATGGTACTGTATAGAGGATTTCCACGATAATCGTATTTAATCTCATTAAAATCATCATCATCTACCTTGTAGTGAATCGATTTTACAATCACTTTATGCTCACTTGTATCTGTTTTTTCTTTATGAACAATATCACCTAGGAACATTTTAAATACTTTTGTAAGTCCATCTTTTCTCTGCATTGTTCCAGACAGTCCCAATGTATAATTGGTAATCGTTTTCATCATACACCGGCTGAACACTTCTGCTCCCAAATGATGCGTCTCGTCATAAATAGAGAGTCCAAAGCTATCAAATAAATTGTCAGGATAATCTTTTTGTGAAAGCGACTGCAACATACCAATGACAATATCCTTGTCTTCAATATCAATAATTTGTCCCTGTATCTTACCAACTCTTGCTGTAGGTAAGAATTGTTGAATTCTCTCTATCCATTGATTTAAAAGGAATGATTTATGAACGATGACTAGTGTCTTTTTTTTTAATTTAGAAATAATATACAGACCCATTACTGTTTTCCCTTTTCCTGGATCCACGTCTAATAAACCACCACCACTGTCTTTGACAAAATGAATATATTTATTTACAATGTTTTTTTGGAAATCTCTCAATTCACCATTAAATTCAACATCAATGTCGTCGCCACGAGACAGTTTGTTTTCTGGAACATCACCGAAATTGCCTTCACCAAAGTATCTAGGAATGTAAAACTTGTTGGGAGATTCTCGGTATAATGAAAATGGCTCAGGTTGGACTGGTGATTTAGGGATATATGCTTTTACCGTTAATTCATTGCGAATAAAGGTCTGTTCTTTCTCATTTAAATTTGATTTTAAAAGTGAATATCCTTTTTTTCCTAGGTATGACATAGTAATAGTATTGTGATAATATGTTGATAATCATTTATATTATTCAATTTTTAATATAATAATATGATATATGGAACCTTACCAAAATCTATTCAAAAAGAGTAATTATCACCACCTTGCTCTACTAGTCGTTTTAATCTTATACAGTGTATTGAACATTCAGACGCCTTCTATGTTGGCTAATTTGATTGATAATATTTACGGTAATATTGTTATAATTATAGCTGCGTTTTATTTATTTGCCTATTGTCATCCAATTGTTGGTGTTGTTGGACTTTTCGCTGCCTATGAATTAATCCGTCGTTCCAGTCATTCTACCGGAACACTTGCTATTGAGAGATATTTACCTACCGAAATCAAAAAAAGCGGTCATTTTAGCGCTTTCAACCAATTTCCAGTCACTTTGGAAGAAGAGGTTGTCAAACAAATGGCTCCTTTAGTCGAATCCGCAGGTCCTAGTAATTTAAATTACAAACCTGCTAGCGAGGAGACACATAACGCGATGGACGTACATGATACTACATCTGTAATTTAATTGGTTTTTTAATTGCCTATTATATTCTATTATATTCTATAAATAACATTCATTATGTATAGAATTTTACACCTTATTCTTTTTTCATCTTCTTGAATAAGTATTTCCCCCCATATACAATTCCAGAAGCTACTACTACTCCCAATATAACATATAAAAAGGGTGCTATTTGCTCCATTGTTACACTTGGTCCCATTGTACCAGTATTTGTATTTGTTCCACCAGGTCCTTCTTGAACAAGAATGTTTCCGGCTTCATCTACCGGCTGACAATCAATATAAATATTATCATCATTGCCTCTAGAATTGGCGCCATTCTTATTATAAAAGAGACTATTTGTTTTCACAGGAATAGCAGTTGTCGTTACAATCTGCTTTAATTTTGTCAATAAAGAAGCTTCTAGATTTATAGCATCTTCTATGTTATAAACAATATATGAATATGTACCATTACACGGTGTATATGGTAACGTTCCTGTATAAGAAAAATATCCCTTCTTATCAGGAATGAAATTGTCTAAAGAGAAACTACCACTTGAAGTTGTTACAGCTTCATTTATATTAGGAACTCTCAAAGCTGCTTCTGTAATTAATGTATTCAATTGTACAGAACCTTTATCTGTCTTCCCACCAGATATAAATGGCACTGATACGATTAAATTTTTCCCAGATCCATTATGAATAATAAGTATCTCTCCATCGGCATTTTTAGATTGATTATACGTATGTAGTGAAGGTTGATAAATTCTGATTTCTTTGACATTGTACATTTCATCATTGTATTTTACCGGATTCGATGTTCCAGAATAATTTAATGCCAAGTAGTTACCTTTATTGGTAATATTAGGAGTGTATATACCATATTTATAATTGTAATCACATTTTAAGACACATGGACCGTCGATTGAACCCATTGATATATTTATAGGAGATGTAGCAACAGTACATGCTGCAGGAAGTACATTCATATTAATATACGTTTACAAAATAAATACAGCATAAATACTTTTCTTAAAGTATTATATATATATATATATGAAACTTACTAAAAACAGATTACATAAAATAAAATTAAAACGTAATGCTTCTAGAAAAAAGTATAATTTAAGAAGAAAAAAGAGCAAATATGAAAATTCGAAGAAAAAACATACACGCAATCCTCATCTAAAAAGAAAAACGATGAAGATATATATTGGTGGTGGAGGCAGTGCTAGTAAAATATTACCAGAGACGTTGGAAGATGTAAGTAATATATCTGGTGAAAAATCAATAGAAGATGGTATTAAACAACTTGATACACAAATTGAAAAAAATAAAGAGTTAAAATCAACATTGTTGCAAAAAGAAAAGGAAAAAAACGAACAATTACAATCTCTAAAAGACAAATTAAATCTTGAAACAAATGGTAAAAACCGTGATAGTGAGAAAAAGCGAATTAATAGTGATATAAACCGTGTTCGAAAGTTTATAAAGAGTGCTGATACTACTAAATCAATAGCCCAACTTGACTACAATATAAATAAAATGAAGGATTTACAGGGAAAACTGAATGAAAAACTTTCTAAGATTAAGGCGACTGCTAATTCTAATCCTAATGCGGATGCTACTTCTAAGGTGAATGATACTTCTAAGGTGAATGCTACTTCTAAGGTGAATGCTACTTCTAATGGGAATGCTACTTCTAAGGTGAATGCTACTTCTAAGGTGAATGCTACTTCTAAGGTGAATGCTAATTCTAATGTAGAGGCTAATCCTAATGTAGAGGCTACTTCTAAGCTAGATACTACTTCTAAGGTGAATGCTAATTCTAATGTAGAGGCTACTTCTAAGGTGAATGCTAATTCTAATGTAGAGGCTACTTCTAAGGTGAATGCTAATTCTAATGTAGAGGCTACTTCTAAGGTGAATTCTAATAACGATAAAACAAGTATAGTTTGCAAATATAAGGACATACCTTCTACAGAAGAATCTGAAGAATCGTTTGTCGGTAAAACACCAAACGAGAGAATTACATTTGTTACAAATTATTTCCAGTATATGGAAAATTTGAATTGTGTCGTGGATGCTAGAAATAAATTAGTAACTTATTTGAAAGCTCTCTATAAAGAAAATGGAACCAATTCAATGGATGAAATTCGCGAATTGAAGGAAATATATGCTAATAAAATTCCTGTAACATCTTTAACACCAAAACAACGTATAGAGTATTCTATAGATATGAATGATATAACTGGAACACAAGCTTTTACTACTACAGCGTTATCAGAGGAAGAGGTAGCGAAAAATAAAAAAGAACAGGATGAACTAGAAGAAGAAATGATGAAGGGGTTGATGAATATATGTAACAATGTAAAGGATAAAGTATTACCGACAGAAACAGCTGAAACGATGCAAAATATCCGTGATATTGCTAAAGATGTACAACTTACTTATCCGACTCAAACTATTTTTACTGAACAAAATTTAGAACTTACAAATGAAAATATAGACTATTATCATGTAGAGACGACATCAGAAGGTGAATGTTTGTATAGTTCGTTTATATTCAGTATGTTTTACAAGGGAATTGGTAATTGGTATGGTAAAGGTTGGGTGCCTGCAAAAAAAGAATTGGTCGGTGGTAAAATAAATTATATGGGGAATTTACGTTTAGTGCTTGCTAAGTATATATGTAATAATTTAGACGAACTCATCAAATCTAAAATTGTTCCTATTAAAGACCTATTAGCAGCAATGAAACGTATCCAAGGAACTGGTTGGGGACACGATGCCGAAATTATTTTGTTAGCCAAAATGTTTGATATATGTGTAGGAGTGTTTAAAAAAATTAATGGTATTACTCGAGTAAATTCATTTGAATTGTATAACAATAAAGGCATAAATATACAAAATGATAGTGGTACTGAAGATAATAGAGCAGACCAAATAAAAACGAATTGTGTCAAAAATAATAAGGATAATATTCTCTATATCTTGGAAAAAAGAGCCACGTCAATCGACGGTGGTGATCATTTTCAAGCATTGATAGAGAAGGATAGAAATTTACAAAATACGAATACGAATACGAATACGAATACGAATACGAATACGAATACGAATACGTCACTTAAGGTAATTAGTGATAGTTTAAAACAGTATGAATGCGATCCTGACAAAATCGACATAACAGTACCTGAAAATATTGAAGAGGCAGAAAAGAAATATCAGTTCATTAGTGCTTCGTTAATGGGGTGTCCAGACGATAAAATGAGCGCGATATTTGATAAACTGGATAATTATAAAGACTTGTTTAAGGAAAAGTTTAACAAAGAACCGGTAGATATGAATATTTCACCGGATTGTACTGATTTATTTAAAGGTGATATGGATTATAAGGTTGTTCCAGATACATATGAGTTAGCAGAGACAAAATTAATGAAATATCTTGATCTATATAAAAAAGATAAAGAAGAAAATGAAAATAAATGTAATAGCTCCATAACTGCTGTTATGTACATGTATCAAGATAATATGGATGTTAAATATCCACCACATTTACACGATAATAGCAATTCTAGTTCTACAAAGACTACTTCATCTGATGATGATAATTCCACTGATAATTCTACTGATAGTAATACAGATGTTCCTGCTTCTGCTAATACAGATGTTCCTGCTGATAATTCTACTGCTAATTCTAATACCGAACCTAAGATCATATCGAAAGATGACATAAAAAATATATTTACAACATTGATAGGTGATACAGGAAAGAAAACTATTTCCCTGCCCAAATTTTATAAATTTTTAACAAATAAGACGAACCAAGAATCTATATTAGTCCGAAATTCTATTGGGTTTGATGAACCTCTTACAATACAAGAATTGGTAAAAGGAAAAGACGCTTTATCAGATGGGTTATTAAAATTATCGAAAAATTCTCAAATTTTTAATTCTTTATTAAAAACTTATACAGCATTTTCATCTAGAACACAATTTGGCGGAGATGATGAATCAAGAACAGATGATATAAAAACTGATGGTACTGAAATGACCCTTAAATTATTTTCAAAATTTATTAATTGTGGTCAATATAGAGACAAAACCGTGAATATATTTGATTGTAAAAATGTGGTAATACCGAATTCTGCTAATGGTGCTACTGATGGTGCTACTGATGGTGCTACTGATGGTGCTACTGATGGTGCTACTGATGGTGCTACTGATGGTGCTACTGATGGTGCTACTGATGGTGCTACTGATGCTGGTACTGATGC